TGTGGCACTTGACTGCCAGTTCTGTACAAACTATTCTGGTTCATTCTGTAGGCTCCCAAACCGAAGATCTTCGAGATGCCATTGCCTGCCAACTGCCCCAAATTCCCCAGAAAGGTATTTGGGCCACCGTCACGCGGTCTTGATTGTGTGCGTGATAGCGCTTGTGTAACAGCAGCATTTACAATTTGCTGTACATTGGGCGCAGGCTTGGTTTTTTGTTTACGCTGCTTTGCTGCAGCTTGGGTCGTGTTTTGTTTTCTTGTCATTTGTATTGGATACCTGAATGACAAACAGGGAACATACATCCTCACACACATTACTGTCCCGCCGTGTGTTCTCTTGGCATTTTGTTTAGCACTAAAGTAATAGTTTTGGGGGTTTAAATGTGAGGACCCAATGGAACCGATTTCCAAGTAGCCGGGGTCCCGGCTGTTCTAGTTTTTGGTCTTCACGGACCCATCGTCAATAGTGACGGTTGAAGTTTAATAACAAGTCATTTCGGACCGCAGCCTACCTGGCTGTGGTGCTCACATGGGTAACAACACGAACCTATCACCATCATTTCTGATGAGATAGTCCGTTTTGTGAGCATCATAGATATCCTCAATGGCGAGCTGGCTCTCTGGGGTGACACCAAAAGCTCTCCAAAAGGACAATCGACAATGGTCATCAACGCGATCCATCTCTCGTAGCATACCACGCGACATCATTTGCAATCCACCTTCCAAGGTGGAGTCAATGAGCTGCTTGGCACCATTAGATGCGCGTACAAACGTTTGGTAGAAATTTTGCCACACTGGTATACCCCCAGTGAGACTAATTCCACCGTGGCCCACAGCACTACACCAACTTTGATATACCTTCATATTATCAAGTGGTTTAATTGCAACACAATCTTTGGAGATTGCTGTGCGTGGGTCACGGACCATAACGTATTTATGACCGTCGAATACGGGTTGACATTGGCAAAACACTACATGTTCAAGTTCATACACGGGATCCTCAACTGTCATTGAAAATCCCATGT